CGCGTGGTACGACGACGCGTCGAGGCCGATTAACCTCTACTCGCGGCACGGCCACGTCGATCACTTTCTGGCGCTCGACTACGGAACGGCGAACGCGCTCGCGTGCGGAGACTACTACGACGACGGCTTAACGATCTGGTGCGACGATGAGTTCTACTACGACAGCCGCATCGAAGGGAAGCAGCTTACGGACGGTCAGTATGCGGACCGGATCGTCGAGTGGCTGGCGCGAAAGGGATTTCACCAGAGGAACTGGCCGGGAGTGATCATCGATCCATCGGCCGCGAGCTTCCGCGCGGAGCTTATCTCCCGCGGCTTCTACGTGGGCGACGCGGTGAACGACGTGAGCGACGGCATCCGGAGAACGTCTACGATGCTCGCGAACAAGAAGCTCCGGATCAACAAGCAGAGATGCGTGAACGGTGTGAAGTTCATGCAGAGCTACTGCTGGGAGGAAGGCAAGGAGAAGCCGAAGAAGGAGGGCGACCACTGGCCGGACCAGTGCCGGTACGCGATCGCCTCGAAGGTTCCGGATTGGAGGTTAGCAGCATGAAGGTCCGCTACCACAAGGTCAGTTCGGCGCGGAAGGCATATGCTTCTCCGGAGGCTTCGAGAGGCGAGACATACTCCGGCTCGAAGAGAGCGCAGAGTATGGAGCGCGCTGCGATCCTCGGGGCCTGCGACCGATTCCAGGAGCAGCAGGACTGGATCAACGCTCAAGGGCGGACCGTTCAGCACGTTAAGGACGGCAAGGCAATGACGGAGCACGGAGCGAAGCTACTCGGAGTTCCGTGGAAGAGCCAGGAGGATCTATTCTGACAACCGAACCAAAGACGTTAAAAGAACTCGTAGAACTCGCGCTGCAATTGAAGCCAGGATGGCGTGAAGCTATCGTAGAGCTAGAGGATTTCTGTAGTGAGCCGGTTCGCCTTAAGAACATGGTAGCTGCTGCCGACCAGCTGGATGACTGGGCCAAGCAGGCGCAAAGACTGCTTGCCGTACATCTACCGGTAGCGGACGGAGGTAGAAGTTTAGACGTATGGCGACGGCTGGTCGAAGATGCCGAAGCGGAATTAGCCCAGGCTGTCGAACGCGTGCAAAAACTGAAGGCCGCAATACAGATATTTCGGCAGAACGCAGAGAGTATAGAATTAAAGCCATGACGATACTTATCCCGCTGCTCTTCGCGCTTGCGGGAGCGCTCATCTACGGTCTCTCTTCTAATCCGAAGGTGGTCGAACTCGGTCGGATCATGTTCTGGTGCGGCCTGCTCGTGACGCTCTTCCGCGTAGACTCGGCTTCGATCTCGCTCCTCGGAAAATAAAAACCGATGGCCCCGAGGCTTCATTGGAAGAGGATCGAAGGCGAGTGGTGGCTCGCCAATGAGATGAATCAGAAGATCACGAAGGTCTCGTATGACGACGATGCGGCGCAGTACGTGGACTCCTCCGGCCGGAAGCTCGGGAAGACTTTCGACGGCGCGCGAGAGGCCGCGGAGACGGCTCACATAGCTCCTGAGACCGGCAATGCTCGTGAGGCCGTCGAGAAGATCCGGAAGAGCAAAGAAAAAAACTGAAACAAAAAACGTACGTTTTGTATTATATTGAAGCTACGGACGGGTAGCTTCATTACGGTCCGGCTGGCGGATCACGTCCTCGAACCCGGTTCGAGCAACGGTCTCCGTCTCTTCTCTTCAGTTAGGCTCCTTTCCGGGGCTTCTCTCTTCATAACATGAGCGACGTAGAGCTTGAGATTCCTCTCCTCCTCGCGAACGAGTCGGATGAGGTAATTCCGGATGACAACGGTCGCGGGCCTTCGAAGTACGGCGTAACGCTTGAGACCTACCGATTTATAAGCAAAGATCCGGCCATCCCTCCGGAGGCCATCTGGGACTTGACGCTTGATGAGGCGAAGAACTTCTATCGCCTCTGGTGGAAGCTCTACCACATCGGCTTGATCGAGGACCAGGCTCTCGCGGGAAAGTTGATGGACTTCGGATTTAACGCCGGACCGGGCCTGGCTACGAAGATCCTCCAGAGGATCGTCGGAGTGAAGGATGATGGGATCTTAGGGCCGGAAACCGCGGCTTCCGTAAACGGTCGAGATCCGGCGGCTCTACTGGCTTCATTTAAGCAGGACATCGTCACTCACTACGAGGCTTTGGCCAGCTCGAATCCTTTACTTCGAAAGTACCTCGAAGGCTGGAAGAAGAGGGCGCTGGCGTGATCCCATATTCCTCTATAGCTAAAGCCTCTCCGGAAGCTTGCAGGCGATATGCCGATATGAAACCTCAAGCGTGCAATAGAGGACCTCCGGCTCGCATCAACCTGGCTTCCGGCAATCACCATATTCTCTGCCATGGCCATCGTATTCCTCGTGGTCTCCTTACTCTTCCGATGATCTTTCCGTCGTGGCATAGGTTGGTCGAGCAGTATCGGAAGCGAATGAATCGCCTGCTCTCTCCGCAGTTGTTCGACCTCATAAACCATCCGGAACTAGTCCAGTCCGCGAAGTTCCAGAAGGCCGCGTACGACGTGGCGCGCATGATGGCGGCAGAGGTTGCGGCCGTCAATGAGAAGTCCTGGAGAGCGGCTGCGATGAAGTCGAGCCGCGCGCGGAAAATCTTCGAGGCTCTCCGTGAAGAGATCGAAAGCCAGCATTTCGGCCACCATCTCTCGGCGATAGCCAAGCAAAACGCCGAGCTGATCTCCTCCGTCCCATTGGAGATCGGACAGAAGATAACGGCGCGGGCTGCTGAACTGAGGCTCCGCGGCGCTCGGTCCTCCGAGGTCGATAAATATATCCGGAAGCTCGCTCCCAAGCTCGTAGACAGCCGGATCAGGCTGATAGCGCGCAATGAGGTGAGCAAGTCCGAGACGGATCTGACGAGGGAGCGCTCGGAGCACATCGGCATCGACTGGTATCAATGGGCCTCCTCTCGCGACTCTCGCGTCCGGGCCTCTCACAAGAACATGGACCGAGTGCTAGTGGCCTGGGGCGATGCTCCAGATCCGGAGACGCTCGCCGGAGAGAAGTCGAGCGCCGGTCACTATCATGCCGGGCAGACGTACAATTGAAGGTGCGTTGCCCTGCCGGTGGCAGCGCTCGATGAGGTGAAGTGGCCAGCACGCGTCTACTCCGGTGGATCGATCAAGACGATGACGCGAGCGGCGTTCGTCAAGAAGTATGGCGAGAAGATAGCGGCATGATGATCTGCACCAATTCCCCCCGTCTCCTCCGAGCGGGTGGAACTCCAGCCAGCGCAGCCGAGGTGGCAAATCTCGGGGGAGGTGGTCGTCGAGGTTGCGCGCGGCTGGATCGTTTTGAACTGGTAAGGCCGCTGGCGGCATAAACTTTAAAACGAAGGACGGGGATATCTGGGTGCAAGGGGTCGCAGAGGTTCTTCCGTTTCTCAACACCGGAGTCGGTGGAGCTGTTGCAGTCGTCATAATTCTCCTCTGGAGAGCAGAGCGAAAGGATTCTCGGGAACGAGAGCAGAAGACGCGCGAGCAGGCTGACAAGATGTATGGAGAACTCGCCCTGAACTTTCGGAAGATCGTAGAGGAGAACACGGAGGCCATAGCTCTCCTCCGGAGCACATTAGAGCGCGGAGTGACCGATTGTCCGTATACTTACGACGCTCGCCATCGCAGCAGCGGTGGCTAAATGACTTCCAAGCCTAGATTGCACGTACTGGTCAGCCGGAGGCGAGGAATTCCGGTAAACCGTCACAAGAGACGCTAGTTGCGACCTGAAGAGTTTCCTGAAAAATGTCCGTGGGAACTAGGCTAAATTCTAATGACTCTCTCCGAGCAGATCACGTGCGACTTCATCTGTAACGGCCAGTCCGTCCGAGCGCGCATAGGAATGAATCCGACGTTCTCTCGCAGCTGGACGCAGTTCTTCCTATGGGTGGCCGATCTCGGAAGGAGAGAGGGATTGTTCCTCCGAGAAGTGAGATGATGGCTATATCCAAGGACGCGTGAGCATGAACGTTCCTCTCGCCTCTCTCAATCCGGTTATCTATCCCAACGGGATGATCGTCTTCGATTGTCCGAACTGCGCGGGAGACGACTTTCATAAGATCCGCGTGCCGGTAACGAAGGCGACGGCGAACCGGCACGGCTGCTGGTGGAAGATGTCCGGATCGTACGAAAACATCACGCTCGCTCCGAGCATCGACGCCGGTTGCTGGCACGGGTACGTGACGAACGGCATGGTAACGCAGGTGAACGGATGAGCGCATTCCCGGTCATCTATCCCAGCGGCCTCGGCTGCCGCGTTAAACGGAAGACTCACGGCACCTGGGCGTCCCAGGGCGACGCCGACGCGTTGAAGGCGGGTCTAGTCCATCCAGGATTATCGGGAAGAATCTCGGCCACAGACTTCTTCGTCAACGCGGCCGCGCGCATTGGCTGGGGAACTCCCAGCGTGCCCGAGGGAGCGGACTATAAACTCGTCCGCCTCTCGAATAACTACTGGTTGATGATCACCCTGTATCGCAACCACTGGATCACGAGGCGGATCATCGACGGTCCGGCCACGGACATGGTGCGAGCGTGGCCGAAGATCGTATCGGAGATGGACCCAGGCGACATCTCTAAGGTCGATCGACTGATTCAGCATACGCAGACGCGCCGCAACATACTCACGACGTTGAAGTGGGCGCGACTCTTCGGAGGAGCCGGTGCGCTTATCGTGATCGATGGCCACGAGGGAATGCTGGATAAGCCGCTCGACCTCGATACGGTAGAACTCGGAAGCTATCGAGGGTTGATTCCTTTCGACCGGTGGACTGGCATAGTTCCGAGCGCCGAGATTTCGACGGACGTCACGAAACCGAGGGAGTTTAACCTTCCGGTGAGATATGACGTGACTCCGATCGGCGGTGGATCGCGGTTCACGGTCCACGCGAGCCGCATCCTCCGGTTCTGCGGACCCGAGGTGCCGTCGCCGGAATACCAGGCTCAGCAGTACTGGGGAATCTCCGTCATCGAGCCAGCATACGAAGAGATGAGGAAGCGCGACAACATGTCGTGGAACATCCTCGCCATGACGTTCCGCGCCTCGATCATCGCGATGAAGGATAAGAACCTCGCCCAAATGCTCTCCGGTGTCTCGATGAATCAGAACGCTCTCGTCCAATTCCAGGCGCGGATGCAGGCTATGAACGAGCTGCTGAGCAACCAGA